ATAAAGTTCTCAGCCAACTCAGCACGAATGCCTCGCTCAACTGCCAACTCATTCTCTTTCATCCACTCTTCAGAGACGTAGGTAAGGTAGTCATCGATTTTCTCAGACAACTTAGACTCAATCTCTTGCTTTTCCTCTTCGAGGGCAACATTGAAGTCTTCGTTTAACTGGTCGATTTTGTCGTTGACAAGATCAACTACGCGAGTAGCGACTGCTGCCTCAAAGATAACCATTGCATCTTTTTTGAACTCTTCGCTTAACTCAACATCTGCCTTTTCGAAAAGGGCATTGGCGTCAGTAGAAATATCAAGTTGGAGGTCCTCAGCAGTGACTTTTTCTGCCTTGGCTTTGGCTTTGACTTCTTCTTCCTCGTCATCACCCATTTGTTTACCTTCATCTTTCTTTTTCTTATCCATTGCTTTTTTCAATGCAGGTGGCATTTCACCTTCATCTACTTGCTCTTCCTCTTCGTCACCCTCTTCTTCCTGCTTCTTTGCCTTGGCCTCTTCTTCTTCCTTGGCTTTGAAACCAGAGAGGACTTCTTCGACTTCTGCTTTTTTCATCGACGTAATCCTGTCTTGAATCTGTTTAATCATGCCGAGTTTAGTATGGGGTTTAGGTTCTTGAACCTCCTCAACCTCTACTTCCTCGCCATCATACATTTTTTCTTGCTTAGCACTAGGATCTTTGACTGGAGTTGCACTCGCTTCTTTGGATCCTGGTTTTGCTTTGCCTTTTGCAGTGGCGTTGCTTTTCATTTTCAGTTCTTTACTCTGACCATCTTCTCCACCCAGATCTTCTGCTTTACCAGATTGACCTGGAGTCGCCACTTTAGTACCTTCTTCGTAAATATTTTCCATTTATATCCTTTGGAATGTCCTAAAGTTATTTAGGGTTACCGCAATCCAGAGGCAAAGATCTCAAACTTGTTGAGCCAGGTCTTCTGCCTCTCCTCACGGAGAACCTCATTCTTAGTTGCGGAAACCTTATTGATTTGTTGCTGGGCAAACTCAAGGTCAACAGCACGTAAAGCACCATTGTCCCAGATCCATTCCACACCCTCCATAATACCCTCAACGAAAGCATCGGGTGCCGAAGGATCAGCAACTATGTCTGCGGCAGTCGCTAGAAAAAAGTCACTCTGGACTTCGTTAGCACCATCCTTACCTGGTTTGAGCGAACCCATTCCACGCGAGGATACTCCTAATTTTGCACCTTCATTGATAAGATTTTTCACGATCTCTCCCATAGGAGTTCCCATGACTTTTGCCTTACCGATAAAATTATCACCATCCTGTTTTAGTTCAGTGATCATGTGCGAAACTCTATCAAGATTAACAGTCGGAGAATCAGGGTGACCCAACTCACCAAAAGCACGATTACTATCGATGTACTTTTCTGTGTATCTCTTGACTTCTTTAGATAATGTCTCAATGGGGTAAACTCTTCCATTGCGATTCTTGATATTGCCTTGGAGAAAAACACCTTCAATAAAATGCTTTTTGTCTCCTGCCTCATCAACCTTTGCCTCGCAAAGAACTAAGTCCTCATTGTATTCTTTTATTAGTTTCATTTTAACGTCCCGGAGTTTTTATACCAAACTTTTTTCGAGCACGGAGAGCACTCCCGACCTTACGGCCAAGAGCCATCTTATACCCTGCCCCTTTTGCTCTTTGTGTCCGTACCTTTTTCTTGATAGCGAACTTCTTTTTTAGTCTTGCAGCACCCTGAAGAGTCGGCACTCCCTTAGGTAAGCATTTGGGTGGTTTGTCTTTTCCCATCATCTTCTTTTTCTGCCCAGGAGGGCAGAACCAGAATCTAACTTTTTTGGGAGTCTTACCTCGACCACCACCTGTCATACGATACCCAAGTACGGGTCCTTCAGACAAAAAATCAGAAAACTTGCTCAGAGTCATTAACGCCACCAGTTACAATTTGGTTGGGGATACTGGATCCCCATTGCCTTTATTTAGGGTTTGTAGGTTTTCTAGATATCTACTACCTCGCATCCACCAGCGGAGCACGCAAGTTCCTGGGCACCTGCTGTAAAATCTTGTGCCTCATAGCTAGCCAACTCACCCCAGTCGACATCTGCTGGCATTTTTGCAACCCATTCATTGTAGGTTTCCTCATCGCAGTCTTGATAAGGTGCCTGCTCATAGACATGATCACTAAAAGGCAAGAAACTAATACCAGATATATCATCAATGTTATCATAAACCCATGCTCCTACTTCCATCCATTCATCTTCTTTCACTGATACGGTGATCGATGGTTTATGCTCACACCAGTGCTCTTGGTAAATTTTCCACAATTCCATCTGCTCAATAGCAGTCTTATCCTGTCTCATAACAGCATCTTTTGGAGACTGCATTGGAAAGGAGAAAACTGTTGTATGCTCTGGTTTCATAAAGTCAGGTTCATTTGGAAAACCTGCATCCTTCATGAACTGGCAGAGGGGATCTTTGTTGTCTGCTCTGACTGTCCGAATATAGTAAGGGTTATGGCGAGCATGTATACCACTGGCAGAATCAACCAACTGGCTAACTGTACCAGAAGGTTTAACGCAGGTGATACTCGCACTGGAGTTAATTCCAAGTCGTCTGGAATATTCTTCATTTGTTTCCCTCGCTACATCACGAAGATTGTTTAACCACTCTATAAGTTTTTTGTCACCCTTACTACCATTCATTACAGGGTGATCCATTATTCCTGTAAGCGAAACTCCCAGTAGTCGCTCATCTGTGCAGTTCCGTTCCCACTCTTTAGTGATGTATTTGAAGTCAGTGAGGGTAGACTGCCATGTTCCAAGTATTGTTGCATGCCGTACTTTATTCTCGAGAGACTCATAAGTGTCGGATTTTCTAACGACGACTTCAGAAAGGTTGCAGAACTCTCGTGACCGTAGAATGATCTCAGAGCATGGATTTGTGCCGAAATCTTCTCTGGGTTCTCTAACATCTCTTCTGCTATCCCCTCCATTATGTCGAGTTGTACTCCCAACTCCATTTCCATATCTACCATTTAATCTTTCTACTTGTTTTTTAGCGACGTAGGAACTATAGATTCCTCGTTCCCCAGACTTAGACTCATAAAGGGATAACCACTCACGCATGAAGGTTGCCATTGATGGTCTAGACTGATAATTAACGGAGTTGTTAGCAAGGGCACGTTGACCTTCACCTTCCCACCAGTTGCCTGATTTAGCATGACGCATCTCACGGTCATTAAGATCAGAAAGACTAATAAGAGCACTCCGACGAACACCACCAACCACCACAATTTCGGCGATTTTGCAAACAATGTCGTGGCATTCAATAGAGGTAAGTTTTCGTCCTTTGGCGTTTTGAAATTTCCGAACACAAAAGTTAAATAGATTGACGAGTGGCTCAGGTCCTGAGGCACGACCTCCGAAGGTCTTTAATGGTGCACCTGAGGGTCGAACTCTGCTTACATCCCAGTTTGGGATTTCTCCGTTGTACAGCAGGGCAATCAATTGCTTAAGTGCTTTAGCCCAGCCGAGTTTTGAGTCAGCAACAACGATAGTAGTATCTGTAGGATGGAACTCCTCATGTACTACGGGCAGTCGATCAGTATATTTAGTTTCGACTGAAAAACCTACACCTGTACCATTCATGAGTATGTATAAAATTTCATCAAAGGCACGAGGACTATCAACTGCAATATAAGAGCAGTTGTATGCTGCAATATTTTCTTTTTCCAGTGCCTCTCCTGCTGTCATCATACATCGCATGGAGGGCATTACTCCTAATTTTTTGACCTCTTCTTTGGTCTCCTCTAATTCTTTTTCAGGGACATCGTAGTTGTTTTTGACTTTTAGGTTTTTCTTAAAAAATGCAAAGTAGCGATCGACAGTTTCGTCCCAACTCTCTCGTCTTTGCTTCGTATAATCCCATCTGGCGTAACGGGACTTGTGTATAAAATCTTGATAAAATGATGGAAGATTCATCTTAACTTCTCCAGGAATTCTGTTTGTTCTCGTTTCGTTAAATTTCGTCCGACGTCGTCCATAGTCCAAGAACCATTTAGATGCTCCTTAATTATTTTCATTTCCTCTTTGCTAAAGGAAACTGCATCTCTTACGTAATCCTCCCATGCTTCGCATACTAAAGGGAACTTGGGTTTGACTAAGTCATACATTACATTAGCATAATCCTGTATCTCCTGTTGGGCATGGCTGTCGGTTCGTAGATTGACCATATGCAAAAAATTATGCAGGTCTGATTTCCATACAACCTCTGTGTAGTTCGACACAGGTAGAAGACACCGAGCAACCTCTCTGCTTAGGTCTTCTCTCAATAAATTTTCATAAGCAACATGTGCTCCATCATTCGTTCTATTGAACTCAAACTGCAATAGACCTGGTGAATCATGGAGTTCATCTCGCCCCTGTTTGTTTTGTTTGGATTGTTTTCGTAAATAGTCAGCAGATGGAACATAAAAATCATCTGACATAACTGAGTAACGACCACTGTACTCATTGATACTTGCTGTCCGATGCCTCACCAACTGTCTCATTACAAATATGGGTAACTTCAAGTGGAACTGAACCTCTCCATGCTCTATAGGAGAAGTATGTTTATGTCTTACAAGGTATCGTATTAGATTTCTTGTCTCACTTGTTTTCCTTGTACCCTCACCATAACTTATTCGAGCACAGTTTTCAATGCTCTCATCACTGCCCATGGTGTCGAGCAGTTTCACAAAACCATATTCATGTACTTTTATCATAACGACCATTGCGATAGTTCAAGTTTCGCACGCATTCCATTGTATTCATGCGTCCGTATAAAGATCTGAAGGGCACCAGGATTCATGCCATTTTGAATCGCCTCATTCAGATCTTTGACTACATATCCTCGAGGTGGGATGAATACTGTCCAACCTTTGTCAATTGCTTGGGATATTTTCTTGACAGTTATAGGGTTGCGTGGTTCATTGTCGAAGATTAACGTAGTGGAGTTTTTATTTAGGGTCGTGAGACTTTCAAGATCAGCACCAGCGACTGCTAGGCAGTTTTTCAAGAAGAGAGAATCAATTGGACCTTCAACTACGTAGGTTCGACTATCTCTATTCCATCTCTCTAACCCGTACACCTTTGGAGCATCCTCATCGATCCTGACCGTCAGGTATTTCATTTTAGATTTGAATAGACTTCGACCCTGAGCCATAAACATCTTACCTGCCTTATCATAGAAAGGGATAACAAGTCTTGGCTCATTGACAAACTTATATTTACCAGGGACCTTTGACTCTACCCACTCCTGGAAATCATTAGCAAAGAAAAGTTTGTCCCAATAGAGTTTTGGGATTTTCCTAGCGACGCAGACTTCATGAGCCATGTTCTCATCTTTGACCTGATTGATATTGGGGAGACCAATGTACTCATCGTAGGTTGGCTTGACATTTGTCTCAAAATACTGCTTAAGAGTATTATCAATCTTTGGAGTAGATGGATTTTTCTGAGAGGAACCCTCTGCGAAATTCTCAAGTATATACTCACTATACAGAGGAGGGGAGACCTTTTTGAGAAAGTTTTTGAGGGAGAGACCAATACCACAGTTATGGCATTTATAGAAAAGATTATTTTTCTTAGGGAAGAAATAACCTCGTGCTTTGCGTTGATTCTTTTTTGAATCACCACAGATAGGACAGGAGAAATTAAAGGAGTTCTTGCCCTTGTCCTTCCAATTCCTCATCGAGACTCCTACCCGACGAGCGAATGACACATCAATATAAAGCATGTTTAGTTGTAATTTAGATTCACTGGGACACCAGTAATTATACCACAAATAAAAATAAAGTCAAGTTATTATTGGCTGGCGATAAATGAGGAGTAGGTTTGTACTGCGGTCATGGCGAAGGTCAGGGCAATCAAAACACCCGTCATCATCCATCTCCATGTCATCATTTTCTTTGCTTCATTTCGATGATCATCAAGTTCATCTTGAATGTCGTCTCTCAGGTCTGAGATGCGTTTGTGGAGTTCCCGATACTCTTGTCGGTTTTCCTTGATGTGATTATCAAGATTACGGGTAAGTGCTGTAATCTTTTCTTTTAATATTGCTGTCTCAATAATATTGTCTTGCACTTCCTCACGAGGCACTATGTCACCTTTTTCTATTGGCAAGGTTCTCTTTCCTGAACGATGCCCACCTTCTGTTTGAGGATTCTGAACGATTGGAGTGAGCATTTTCCCATTTTACGTTACCGATACTATAACCTTTACTATGATCTTTTCTACCTAAATGCCATTCTTTATAGTTTGGTTTAATGCCCTTCGCATCTGCCCGACGGGATAACTCTGCACACTCTTCTTGAGATAGATTGAACTCTTGTCCTTTGCCCTGAACATGCTGGCGTTTAGCTTGCCAGTAAATTTTCCACTCGTTACTTGGGTATATTTTTTTGCTCACGGTCAGCCAATTCTTGCATCGCCTTATGCGATGTGGTATTAGGATTTAGCCCAAGTTTTCTGAGTAGTTCATCTGAACACGACTTTATCATTTCATCGATATCAGATACTTGCTTTTTTGCCTTTGCCATTATCTATAACCTTTGATTTTTACTTTATTTACGATACCTCTTGATCCACCTGATTTACTCGAGATATGTTTTTTATCACTTACCTTACCCCGAGCACCTGCCCAAGATTCTTTTTGAGTTGCTTTCGCCTTTTCCTTTAACTTACCAAGACGATTCATGATGCGAGTGTAGGTTTCGCGATATGCTTTTGTTCGCCCGTCCACCTTCGAAGTCACATCCTCACAACCACATGATTCATCAATATCGAAAGACTCACCGTAGGAATCTGTAGCACCAGTCTTGTTTTGCATCTCAACACTGTTGCCTAATTCCTTTGCTCTCTTTTTGACTTTTGCTTTAGTAACGTCCATACCATCTTTGACTTCTGCTTCGTAGTCATCGAGGTCCTCAGACCCGTGGTTGTGCCCGTCACCTGCTTCTGGCTTCATTGCCTTTTCCTGGAGAGATGATTTTTTAGCAAAGAAGGGATGGCTCAGAACATGATCCAACTTCTGCTCACTTGCTTCATTCTCCAGTTCTTTTAATGTTTTGTAAGTATGCATTATTTCCCTACTGGTCCAGTCGGTTCACTGTCACCCTTAAACCAGAAATCTGAGATCTTGGTAAAGGTCGCTAGAAAACCACCGACTAAAATGTTAAGTAAATCTCTGAATGAGTCCGAGATTTGAAAGAAAAATAGTATGGTAACAAGGACAATAAAAATACCCATTGTCAACAGACTCATCGTTACCCTAGCAGCAAACTGCCGTGTTCTTTGACTTGCTTCTAATTCTGCTTCGTGTACAATTAAATCAACTGGTACACCTCTTTGAATCGCATCAGCAATCTCATCTAACTGTGTATGTGGGTTGCCTACCTTTGGCGGTATGGCAGGTTCTTCCACTTGCTCTTCAGCCATGTCATTCACTTCCTCTGATGGTTTTGCCGTCAGATCAACTTTCTGATTCGGTGTCAACATAATATCGTTCCTTCAACTCTGAGGAAATGTTACCAAATCTCAGATACTGCATCTCACCTGATTGTTTGTTTTGTACGATAATTGGTGCAGTAGGATTCTTCTTACCGTACTCTTTGATTTTTTCAACTCCATTTGACTCACCAACGACCTTGTTCCATCGTTGGTATTTTTCCCGACCCCACTTACACATATCGTAGACGTCAGGAGTCACCTGAAAAATAGGTGTACCTGTTTCCTCTATCCCCTCTTTCATTATAGCAATCAACTTTGACATTCCTCGTCCGAGGGCACGATTACCAAGAACAGAATCCTTCCAAGTCTCACCCGTATGCTTTTTCCATACTCTCATAAGACCCTTGCCTGTCTTGGAGTCAACTGCCCACCCATCAGACTTTGGATTGTATTCTATTCTGCCGTATTTTTTGTGCTTGATGACGATATCATCTGCTGTCTTACCCATGACCTCAGCAGGGACTTTGTGTTTCTTAAAGAGATTGTCGAGTTTGAACTCATCAGATCCTTCATTGACTTGTACCTCTTCGACCTTCTCAACCTCTTCTTGTTCCTCGAGTTCTTCCTCAGTAATCAAACTTGCTTCGGTCATCCAAAGTGCCTCAGATATCTGTGTTCTCTGGAAATCATCTAATGCATTGGCTAGTGTAACAAATTCTTCCTCGCTTAGCTCCTCGAGGTCCATGCCAATATCTTCAGCGAACTGCATTGTAGAATCTACTGTAGTCTCGATCCATTCATCACGTTCGAAAAGTGTTTGCATGGCGATATCTACAGATTCGCTCTTCATCTTTTTCCTCTTAAATGGTTCAGTGAAACCTTTTATGTGACCTGTACCTGCGTTATTGGTTGGGATTTCTTCTTGCTCTACAGGTTCGACCTCGGAAATATTACCACCTACAAGTTCATCTACAAAATCCTGGAGACCTGCCTTTTTAAGAGCACGATCATCTAATTTTGCTCGCTTCATTTCTTGCTTGAACTTCCTGACATTGCCTTTGGATTTCTCCCACATGTCAGAGATTTTTTGGATCATGTCCTCGTCAGTTGCAGGATTTTTTGCAACCTCTAGCATGACTTGAACCAGTCTGTCCGATACTTCGTAACCCATTTCTTCCTTCATTAAGAGTGCAGTCGCTGCTGCTACGCCAGCAAGCATGCTACCACCTCCTGGTATGAATGACATTAACTTTTTAATATTCCAAATTACCCTGTCGAGAAGGGTGTATGCTTTTCTCTCTTCATCAGACTCAAGTTCCTTCATCTTTTTTAGGATGTTTCCCTTATCGTCGATGATACCGAGTTTATATGCTTTTGTCTTCTTGAATGGAGTCGCCATTTTCTTAACGAAAAAATACGCAGTCGCTAAGTTAAAAGCACCCGTCAGTAGTCCCTCATTAAGGTTTTGTTGTCGGGAGTATGATTCCATCAAGTTCCTCTGTTGCTTTATCCATTGCCTCTCTTTCGATCTCTATATCTGATACCTGTATCAAGGCACCATTGATGCCATGCACTTTCTTAGGGCATCTATCGAGAATCATGAGAAACATTTTAAGTAGTGACCAGTTGTCAGGAGCAGTCTTAAAGAATAATAATCTCTGTGCCGCATCGAACTGGAAAACATTAAAATAGACTATAATATGATTCATAGTCAATCGACACTTTAACACATCGTTCCTACGATAGTTGTTAAACTGGCGATTGATGTATTTTGTAATATTTACGTCAGAGACGAACTCTCTGGTTGTCGTATACTCTTTCATCCTGTAATTTTGAAAGGCATACAACAACCAGTTTTCATTCGTCAGATTATCAAAAATCTGCATAATAAAGAGAGTTTTTTACTCAGTCCACTCCGTAACCAAAGACTCACCTGTTACCTGCTCGAGTGCTCGAGCGAGTTTCAGCATGTTAATCTTTCGGTTAAGAACTTTACCATCTGCCTGTGGTACTCTTTCGTAGTGTACCCACTCGCCATCTTCGTGAGATGCTTGTCTTACCTCAACTCCGTTGGAGTCCATTGCCCAGATTGAGCAGGAACCAGAGTCAACTTTACCGTAGAGATATGCCTGAGTGTGGTTTGGTACGTTTTGTACCTGGGTAATACTTGGAGGAGCAGATGCGTTTTGCATTACAACTGTATCCTCAAGAACATTTCCACCTGTGGCATAAGCAAAGTTAATATTGGAATCACCAATACCAACTGGTGTAGTTTGGACTCTCATCAAACCAGGTCCATACATATGAAGACCATCTGATGTAGAATCAGCAGCACCAAGATGAACGTTAGATGTAAAAGTCGCACCCTCAGTAGAAGTCGAAGTGTAAGACAGTTCTCTGTCTGTTCCGTTAAAGAACAAATTCTCATTCGTGGATGAGGAATGGAAAGTCACATTCGCCTCAACAGTGTCTTGACCTGTGACCAAGGATCCGTGTACGATGAAACCATCAGTACCAGCAACATTGGCAGTCATGACGTCAGTAGCAGAGTTCCAGTACAATCCTCTTGCTCCGTTTGAGCCATTGATTGTAACATTGAAACCAGCACCTGATTGTCCGACCTCAGTAATACCATTGGCGTTTAATCCACCATTGATAGTCATCTGAGTTGCAGATCCGTCCCAGAATGTATTACCACCAGCACCATAGAGTGTCATGTCGTACTGGTTACCAAGTCCACCATTTCCGAAGTGGAAGTCTCCTGCCCACTCAGTATTGGCTACGTTTTGTGTCCACTTATTTGCGGCACTGTCAAAGTAGATATTGTATCCACCTGATCCAATTACTTTGAGGTCTGATCCAGTTGCTTCGCAACCGAGTTGTGATGCACCATCAACATAGAGTGCTCCGGAGGAGTTTGCTACAATCTGAGTAGGATTGGCAACTTCAAGAGTCGAGGTTGCTTTTTTCCACCAGACCCAATCAGTAGCGATTCCATCTTCGCCCCATGCTTTAATGTCTTGACCTACTGTATTGTTACCAACGATAACACTGTTGGCAATTACGTTTAACTGTCCGGAAATCTCTACTGCCTGGTCTCCATCAGTTTTGATATGACCAGTATCACCATAGAGTTCTAACTTCTTACCATTACCTACGCCAGTCGTACCAACGATGACATTTGCGGCAGCAGCATTGACTTCACCTGTGATATTGTAGTAACCCCAATGATTGAAGACAAGAGAGTTAAATGTAGTAGCATCGCCAATTGAAACGAAACTCGTGAACTGTGTATTACAGTTAAAAGTATGAGTGTCGTTAGCAGACGTAAAAGTCTGATTGGCATTCATGTTGGATCCGTAAATCGTCACATCGCAAGGAGTAGACGATGACCCAAAAGTAGTATTCGATGGTATGAATGAGAGAAAATTTGCCATTGTAATTTTGGTATTTCTCGCACTCGGATTAAAGTCGATGATATGTATCACATCATCAGCAGACAAAGCAGATATCTCTGTTAAGTCCGTTATTTTTCTATCAGCCATTTTATCCTTCCGATAGGTTAATTATTAGATCACGAAACATTTCACTCATAGTAGGATGCGTCCATTGACCCATCATTTCTACCATACTTTTGTATGTCCATCTGAGTTCCGCCAAAGTTCATATTACCTTTGTCGTCAGATGTAGGACGTACTCCATAAAGGTATTCAATCGTATCACAAGACTGATCTAAAGTCATTCCTGCGGCACGGTACAACTCCAGCATTCGATAGAGTTGCAGTTGGGTAATTTCGGGTTTCCCGTAGATTTCCATGCTGTCAGCAACATTGCCGTCCCACATACCTTCAGAAATCATTTTTTCTTTGATCCCAAATTTGTCGTCGATTTCCAAAAACCTCTCCTTAAGTTGGATACGTTGTTTGAACTGCTCGACGGAGAACTTAGGTCGTTGTAGTCGTTCTTCTCTACGACGGATTTGATCGTCAAGAGATTCGCTCTTTGGTTTTAAATCCACTTTTTCCTTTTTTCCTGTCATTTCAACCTTCTTACCTTTAGTTTTCTTTGTGACTCCTGGCGTCGGTGGTGAAGGTTTCTTTTGAACATCGACGGCACCAGTGCTCATGACGTTTTCGGGATCGGGTTCTTTTGGAGCAGGTTCACCTCCCTCAGCTCCTTTTGCAGGTGGAGCATCCTTCTCCTTCTCATCTTCTCCACCATCTTCCTTATCCTCTTCTCCATCCTTGGAGTCATCCTTTTCCTTTTTCTTACCTACAGGATCATCATCCTCATCTTCCTTGTCCTCATCATCTTCAGACTCTTCTTCTTTTTTGTCTTTGACGTCATCACCTGCTTTGGTATCAAATGGGTCAAACTTTTTGCCTTTTTTGGCATCCTTCATTCTTGCTTTGAGATCTTCCTGTTCTTTATCTTTAAAACCAGGATTCTCATCGTCGACTGTAGGATCGAGTTCTTTAATTTTCTTTGCTTTGGCTTCAGCAGTCTTCTTACGTTCAGCACGTAAACCTGCCTTATGCTCTGCATGCACCAGATCAATTATCTTGCTGGCGAGATTTACATACTTAGACATAAGTTCCTTTCGTTCTACTATTTAGGTTCGTTGCGTATGTCTGGATTCACAACGAATCCATTTTTCTGCATCCATCCTGTTCCCATAAGAACAGGGTAGTTCATATGACCACGATCTGCCAGGGAAAATCTGACAGGGTATTCTTTCTTACGGAATGTCATTGGAATGGTGACCACGGGTCGCCTTTCCTTATCTGTACCAACTGCACCCTGAACAGTCTCAAACTCATCAACAGGAAATGTTAATGTCTTCCCTGTATCTCCGACTTTGAAAATGGCACGATTATTCTTTGTTACCTTGAGTCCTCTGGCATCAAGTGTAGATGAGCCAGCATTTCCTGTATCCATTTTTGCTAGCATCTCACCCCACTCAAACTTGACAGGTTCGATAACACCGATCTCAACTTTTTTCTTCGTCCAGTTTTTATCATCCTGGAAAAAGGTATGCATGTTTCTCACGACGTCTCTGCCATCGATGTCTTTTTTCTCGTTGATGGAATAGTATTTTCCAGAGACGCCAGGAGAACCATTTACCTCGATGATAGTGTATCCAAAATCACCGACTCCAATATCAACTCCACAGAATCTCATGTTCATAGCATGTGCTGCTAGCTCAGCGATTCGTACCATCTCAGGTGTAGGTCGATAGGGTTCGTAGTTTGATCCGAGTTTTATATTGGTACGGAAGTCCTTGTCTGCCTTAAATCTTCTCATGGCAAAAATCGCCTCGCCTAATAAAACTCCGACTCGAATATCGTATTTGATAGGAAGGTATTGCTGAAGTAGGATTTCTTTGTTGTCAACGTCAAAGGCATCTACGACAGACTGTAGAGATTCCATTGAGTCTATTTTCATGACACCCTTGCCCTGTGATCCTGTAACAGTTTTTAGGATCATTGGAAACTTGCCTCCGACAGTCTTCACTGCGTCCTCGAGTACGGCAGGATGAACTATGGATGTTATCGGAGTGACAAGTTTCGCATCAGTAAGAATGCGAGAAGTCGTGAGTTTGTTTCTCGCATTCTTCATTGTGCCGATCTCATTGAGCATAGACACACCGATCGTCTCAAGAGATTCTACGACACCTAACCTTGACTCATCTGTCAGAACAGAACCTAAAGGAATAGCAAAAGTCTCATTGACATTTATTTGAAGACTATCCATTTTACCATTGTAGTTGTTAATGGTAATCTTTCCAGACCTTACTTTTTTGGTATCAAGATAGCATTCATCTACGTAGACGATGTAGGTATTTTCCATATCTCCCCAAAACTCCTGGGGATTGCTATCCATTGGGTTTGAGATAGTCAATACAAGGAAGGTCGGTTTACTGACCTCTTCAAACATTGTCTTAAAATGCTTCACTTTACTCCCATTCCTTTCCGTACTGCGATGAACATTTTCTTGACATCAGGTTCCTTGAGTTTTTCAGGTGACCCAAGCATAAAATGTGAATAATCATTATCCTTAGCAAATGCACGCATTTTACTAGCAGACATCCCTTCAGCACCATCTGCATCAGGATCTCTTTCGCCTGCTGAGATTACTTGTAGGTCGACTCCAATGTCTTTATCTTTATCAGCATGACCTGAATACTTTTTGAACATAGCAGTATATCCTGGGACTCTATCAGATCCAGCAATAAACATTACCTTACCGTAACCTTCTGCTTTTAATCTGTAGACGATGGAAAAAGGGTTATCCGATTTGTTTTTACTATATACCATCAAATTTTTACCAAATGCTTTTTGGCAAATCTTGAATTTGGTATCGTAATCTAATGGATCTTTTTTCTTATCCTGAGTTTTAGAGACGAATACCATTGGCTTGCCTCCCTGTTGCTGGGCAACCCTCGATACGGTCTGGACAAGTTTCTGATGACCGATCGTAGGAGGATTCATTCTTCCGAATGTAACGACGGCAACCTTTTCGTTTTTCGCCTCGCGAATGAACTGCGTATAAGTTTTCATTTTACTTTTTCTTAGGACGGACTGTAGTAACTGATCCCTTGCCAGGAACTCCACCTTTACCACCCCAACCCTCTTGCTTCTCTTTGACCTTCTCCTCCCAGTACTCTTTGGTAGACTGAGACCGAGTATCAGTAGCAAGTTTGACTGCCTCTTCCCAAGACAACTCTTCCTTTTTGGTGATCTTGTGAGCAGTGTCTTTGTCCATGGTGACCTTGTGAGTCTTGTCGCCAATTTTTACTTCTTTTTTACCTGCCTTTGCGGCATGAGCAATCTTGGCCATGAAGTCTTCGTCTTGAACTTTCTTCTTTTCCTGAAGATTCTCGACTTGTTTGAGATCAATATTCATATCGTCCTTTAATCTTTTGCGTTTGAGTTCCGGTGCTGGAACGTCGAAGTTATCTTTTACGATGTTGTAATCAAACATCTTACCTTTATACTTACCTGACTGGGGAACACCTGAAATGGTATTGCCCTGAGGTTTTTCAAACTTAAAAACTACTTTATCATCCTCTTTGGCACCATTCTGTCCTATGGCTGGCCACCAGTCATATTTCATCTGACCTTTGAGAATAAATCCTACGGTGGTCTTGTCAATATAACCACTCATTGCTAGATTTGAGGGCATCGTCCTCTCATCAATAATCTCTTCTGATTCTACTGGAGATTTCGTTTCTTTTTTCTTGACAGGATTCTCATGACCCTCAGTATCTTCTACGTTGTCCTTGTGCTCAGGTTTCTTACCTGTAATAAATTTTTCGCGATCGTCCTTCTCCGAGGCATGCTGGAAAAACTTTTCCTCGTAGTCAGATGTCTTTTTGGAAATAGGGTGCTCTTGAACACCATCTTTCTGACCAGGCGTATGGCTAGACTTTGCCTCATCTACTTTATTGACTACATTTTTGATTTGGTGTTCAAGTCTCATAAGAACCTTTTGTATTCTTTCTTAAAGTTTTTAGCCCACTCAATATCATACTTTTCTAATCCTTTAGTATTTAAAATATTGAGTTCTTTTTTATCCATAGCAACACCAAATTTAGCATCGGTCAAAAGTTTACCTAATCCTGCCGATGGAGTTAATGGTTCTTGCTTTAACCAAAGTGTTTCAATGCCTTCTACCAGTGCTTTAAGTGGAAGCATTTTCCATGCTTTGTCTTTTTCTACTTTTAATAATGCTTCTTTGACTGCAGATTTCATTTGCCCTGGTCCATTTTTATAAGCACTGAAGCAAATTTTGAATCCATCATCATTTACATAATCTCCAGTATCAACTCTGCCTTCCCCAAGTTCATGTTCTATCTGATCCTCAGGAGAAAAGTGTCGTGGTTCCATAGGTTGTACTTGACCACCAAATCTATCTGCAAGATAGCACTGAACCAAAGGGTGATAAGAATCATCTACTGACATAAGATCCCCTATCGGAGTCTCATAAGGATTCCAACCATCTTCCATGTCATTCATATCAGCAAATACTTCTTCCCAATCTTTATCGGGATCTTTTCCTTCGTCTTCTAGATATTCCTCCATGCCCTCTTTGTCTTCAAAATTCTCATACCACTCATCATAAAAGAGGTCCTTGAAGTTTTTCGCATATTCATCTTCTATCCCACGATTTTCTAAATCTTCTTTAATTTTCTTAGGAGAATAAACATGAACATAATAGTCTATCAACAAACGAATGGCAGATAAAGGTTCTATCTTAAGAGTTTTATCAGGTGCCTCTGCTAAAAATGTTTTTAATGTTTTCATTTTACCAACTCTTTATTGCGTTAAAGTTCGCCATAGAGAACTCTAAACGATCTACGATTTTGACAGCATTGCCTTTCATCTTATCTACTGCGACAAAACCTTCGGGACCCGTAACTTTGAATCCCTTCTCGGTTTTGACGAAAGTATCTGTCATTTGTTTTACTTTTTCGAGTTTCTTGACAACGAAGTCTTTGGCAATCTGTATAGCATTCATCAAATCAAACACTACTTTAACCTTTCCTTTCTGTTTTGTCAAGTCGGAAATAAACTTTTTGAGATCAGCAGTTTTGGCGTCGATGGTTTTTTGAGTTTTAAGTTTTGCAATCTTTTTCATCTGCTTCTCTTCGAGGTATGCTAGCAGTTCAATAGCCATCTTTGCTGTATTACCGATCCTCTGACCCTGGCGAATCTTAGAGTTCATAAATGCTTTTATGTCTACTCTCAGTTTTTCGTCAGATGCAAATCTCTCGATTAGAGACTTGTCAACCTTTGTTGCGATTTTCCTAGCATCCTTTATCTGGCTAGAAAAATCCTTACTTTCTTTCGCAGTAAAAACTGCTGACCCTGATGCGTCAGAGTACTCAGCATCTTGAATCCATACATCTTTCGGTGCCCGTAGTTTATTTACGGCAGGATTAAATGATGCTCGGTACTCTGATAAGTCTCCCTTTCCTGAATAGTCAGTATGGAAAACTACACCGAGTTTGCAACCTTTGATTTGTTTTGCGAGGGGAGTAGATTTAGGAATGGCGTAGACGATAGTATTTGGCTGGAACGTAACGTAGTCTGTTCCGTCGATCGTTTTGTCTACCAGATCTTCTGCCGTAAACATCATGTCTCCTTGGAAGACATGGCCATCTGGGATTCCTACATCAGCGAGTTTTGCTAACGCAGTTTTCAGTTTAGGATTGAGACCAGACTCTGGATAGAGATCGTCTACATCTTTTGCTGTCTTACAGAGTTTTGGATTCTGATTAAAGACAGATTTGGTCCCAACGAAAAACTGACCATCAGAAGGATCCTTGCCACAGAAAATAGCAGGTGCTCCATCCCATTTGGTTGTTATTTTTACGGATGATTTCGAACTGCCATTCATCATCTCTTCTAGTGCATCCAAAAATTTGAATGCTAATTGGACTCCCTCAACACCTCCGTTGAGGACCTCGTCTTCTAGATGTTCGAGATGCAGGTTTTTGCCTTCTTTACCCTCGACAATAAACCCTGATTCGGGAGCACGAAATGACGAAAATGCTAGCACATTACCCCTATAAAAGATTGCCTTCTATTTAGGGTTTTACCATTTTTTGTAATACTTCTGCTTTGAGTGCGGTAAGATGGTAGAGTTCAGATTTGACCTCTACTGATTTGACCTTTTGAAACCTTTCGAATACGTCTGACTCATGCAGTGTACCCTTTCGTACGTAGTCATATGCAAGTTCAGTAGAGTAGGCATCGACCTCAAGAGGGTCTACAAAATCATACAGAGGATCATTTGAAGGTTGTATGTCCTTCTGATCTGCATGGGTGTATTCATGCAGGACGCATTTCGTAAACTCATGCGACAGTTCAGTAAGTATCGGGAGAGTGATAGGGACCTCTCTCCTGTAGACAGGTTTGGAGCAAAAGAAACTAATATCTATCCTCGGACTTTTCCTATGCTCATCAGGAACATAAGTCGATCCATCGAGGTAGCATTCATTTGATTGCAGTCTCGTTGCGATTTTGACTTTGAATGAAGTAGGAACTGAGAGAACTGTTGTCAGGTCTCGAGTCAGATTACCTTCTACTTCATCCCATGAGGTTGCGTGGTGATTGACAAAATGATCCCAGCATTGATGTGCCGCATCTATCGTACCAAAGATACGATGCATTCGTTTTTCTTCGAACATAAGCCATTAGAAGTTCCAGTTACCGAATTCTCGTTTGTTAGTCATACGACTGTCAGTCCCTACATCGAAGGCAGGTTTGTCTTCCTGCTTTTTCTCTTCTGCCTTACCAGGAGAGTTGATCTGAGACTGATCCTGTACGTCAAACAAACGCATTTTAGAGCGATCGACTCCAATGATAAATCTCTTATACTGAGACGGATCATTGTATCGATTTTTGAGTTGCTTGACAAGCAGTAGACCTTTTTCCTCCAGTTCATCAGATGTCTGGATTCCGACGAAAAAGTCTGCTGTGGCAGGCAACCCAAAACTTTCTGAGGTATCTCCAAGATCAATATCAGACGACATAAAACCAGATCGGTTTAGCTGAGTCGCTGAGACGATGGGAACCTCAATCTCTACGGCGAATCCTCGAAGTTCCTCAGCAATAGACTTTACCAATTGATACAGGTTAGTCGCTGAACCCTTCATTCGGGAGGATGCGCATATGTTCAGATAATCAATATAGATAATATCAGGTCGGATATTTCTTTTGATTTTCAATTCGTTGACAAGGTGTCGAAAGTGACCTACATGCGCAGATGCAGTAGGATATTCTTTGACAATCAACTTGCCTTTTACTGTACTTCTAAGACTCGCGATCTTTTTGTCGTAGACGTCGCGAGGAATTTCGCGTAACTGATGTATGGGAATGTCAAGAAGGTTGGCGTCTATCCTCTCAGCGATTCGTTCCTCTGCCATCTCCATTGAGATATACAGGACGTTTTTGCCAGCATACATATTTGCTGCTGCACAATGGCACATGAAAAGAGATTTACCAACTCCTGTCCCAGCCATGACAATGTTTAGAGTTTTGTCAGGGAGACCACCATCAGTTATTTTATTGAAGTGATCGAGATCAAATTCGATCTTCGTTTCTTTTTTATGATACCAATCAAATCTTGCTTCAGAGTCCTTGACATAGTCATGTCCGATATTCGGATCAAAGGAGACTGAAAGGGCATCAGATAAGAGTTGTGGTATCGCTCCCTTATCCTCTTTTGCTTTTCCATCGAAAATCTCGATGGACTTCATTATTGAATTATAGACTGCCTTATCTTGGCAGAATTGTTCTGTCTGATCACAAAGCCATTGTAGATCAGTCGCAGGTTCTTCAGGGACAAGTTCGTTTATAAGTCCGACTGACCCTTTGAAAATATCTTCTGTAAGATTCTTTTTACTGAGATCGATGCTCAGAGATTCTTGAGTTGGACACTGGTTGTATTTAGTAATAAAAGATGCTATCTCATCGAAAACTGTTCTTTGTACTGCATCATGAAAATATTCACTACGGAGGAAGGGAATCGTCTTCCTCATATATGGTTCGTTAGTTAATAGATTCCGTAGGATTGTTTGCTCGATCAAGTCCGTCTCTCGCTAAGATTTGTATTGCTATGTGTTCAACAACTTCTTCAAACTCTTCTTTTTCCTCCTGCTTCCATTCAGTCCTATCTGCTGTAGAATCTTCGCAGACAGCGATTATATCATAGTCCACATAGAGGCGACCTGCCTTCGGATGGACTTCACCTGTTTCTGGGTTAGGATCATCTCCTATAACCCCTATGTTATTTAGGCGTATAATAGTTCCGTCAAAATTCGGATGACTGATTTCTATACAGTGGTGCTCAGTATCATCTGTATCAATAGGGTTCAAAACCCATGCCCAGGTGATACTTGCCTGAGCCATTGCCTTGTCGGTGTAGACTTTGTCACCGATTTGCACTTCATGTTCTACTTCTTCATCTGGCATAACTCTGCTATGTCCCTTCTTTTGTCTTCACCTCGAACAAGACCAAGCAGTTCCCAGAACTCTTCGTCCTTCCCATTCAGGGCAAGTTTTTGTAATTCCTGGAGAGTCTCATGTTCAAATACATGGTCTCTCTCATGTTGTAGTTCTCCTGGTACGTATTTACTCGGGATCAATGGTGCTGGTGGACTCGGTCTGTGACTCGCCATCTTCTTCCTCCTCGATGTACTCAGTTGATGAATATAGAAATTCTTTTTTAGCACCCTCATCAATCTGCTCTAAGATTTCCTGTGTAAAATATTTGTCAGGATTTTCATTAATCGTCTTACCAAATTGTTTACTGCCGTCGGGAAGTTCGACCCTGGTAGATACACTTTTGAATATATTATACCGCAGGGCAAGATCCAAAAGACCATAATGACGATCCAGACCACTATCATATCTGACTGCAACTTCTACCTGCTTATTCTCTTTAGTTAGACGTGACTTGAAATTTTTTGCCTTGACAATATTGCCAACGACCTCAGTCCCGTTTTTGATTTTCTTTTTACCAAGAAAAATAATATTAGATGCGGCATACTTGAGACCAGCACCACCACCCATATCTTTCATTGGTACATATGATCCGATCACATCAAAAGTATGATTCGTAATAAAAATCGGAATATTTGCCTGACCTGCTTTGAGAGTCAGTACACGGAACGCACCTCGAATCAACTGTGCTCGGGTCATGTCCCTTGTATCTTTACCCTCTGCCATGTCATTGACCTCTTTTTCTGTCGATAGATTTCCAAGACTATCGAGACACATGACCAAAGGAGGTCTTTGTTTTTCAGGAGTTTTGAGGTGAGTTTCAATCACCTTCAATGCCTGTGAACGAAACTCCTGGATCGTAGTCACTGGCATAATATACATACGTTTGGAGTCGATCCCCCGACTCTCAACCATCTCCTTACTTAGTGCTGACTCGCTCTCAAAATATAAAACCCCACCAGTTGGGTTGCTGTCAAGAAAGGACTTGACCATGCCGAGTACGAAGAAAGTTTTTCCAGTTGCTTGTTCACCTGCGATTGCAGTAATTTTATTCGACGGAAACCCTCCGAAGATTGAACCAGATACCAATGCGTTGAGAACATAACTGCCACTATCGATATAATCGGTAACGTCACCTGCAGAAACACCCTCGCTGACCAATCCAGCATATTCATTTTTAGTCTCCTTTACGAGATCGTCAAAGTAATTCATTACAATTTCCTTATTTGGATTACTCTCCAATTAAACGAAGAGCGATTAAAAAACGCATCCATGTCTTTCCAAGTACGACAAGTATGCTCATAAATCATGTTTGGGTCTCTAGGATTTTGAACAGTCACAATTATACCACGAATATTGATCCCTGTCAAGTTTTTATCCGAAAAAGTCCTCGATGGAGTTTCTCTTTTCAAGAGACCAACCAATTTTTTCAACAATGTCATTCAGTGGTAGTTTGTAGGTTTTATCAAACATCATATCACGGTCAATATATTTATCGAGTCCAAACTCTGGAGGCAAACCATCGACCATAGCAATCACGTTTTCACGGATTGGATTTGGCATCTTGAGGTAGACAAATTTGATTTTCTCACCCTCCTGGATGCTAGCATATTTTTGAGACACCTTATGTTTTGACAGCAGGTTATTGTAGAGCAATGAACCTCTGACATGGATCGGAGTACCCTGTTTGTAGATGTCCTGCCGATCACCGTACTTACTAAGACCTTTGACTGATCTTGGAAAGCAGACATCTTCGATAGGAAGTCCCAGGAACTTGTCCTTGAAATCCTTAACGAATTTTTGGAGAAACTCTTCATCCTTATTCATGATTACCTCAAAAGACTTTTTGAGACTATCACGACAGGCAGATGGAGTAGAGGATTTTACTGCCTCAATACCCATCATTTTGAGTTTTGGTTTTTCATATTGAACACCCTCATTATTCCAAACGTTGAGGATGTAATGTTTTTTAGCAGTCCAAATACCTTTGGAGGAGATGCCCTCTCGTTTCATGAACATTTTCTGCTCAAAGGCATTTACATATTCAGCCAGTTCGTTGTATGCCTTGTCAATGACATCTTGTAGTGGGCCATCACCAACTTTATCCAGGAACTCCACCACAGCAACGTCATCTGGGTCGAAAGGTAGATCCTTGAACCTGTCATTGACCATGTCCTCCATATTAATATACAACGAATCCGTATCTGCTGCAATAACATAATCCTTATCATTTTTGAAGATTCCGTTCATCCACTTGTTCACTGCACGTTCTGCAGTTTTGATAGACAACTGACCTGCCAAGGTAACTGCCTCAGCAAGATTACGATTATACCAACGGAAGTGAATGTTACCGAGAGCACCGTAAGCAGAGTTCAATGAGATTTTACGTGCCATTTGCAGATTGTTCAAAGATGAAATCTTTTTCTGCAGTTCATATCTTTTGTCAGGATCTGTCTCATGAACCAACTCTTGCTCATGTTTGAGCATTTGTTTTTTGAAGACCTTGCGATCGTCGTAGAACTGTTGCATCAGTTTAGGCAGAAAACCTCGAGTATCTGTCCGAAACTTTGCACCATTCGGAGTCATCGTAAAACCAACAGGTCGTTTGACATTTTGATCAAGCATTGCCTGCACACCAGGAGTTTCGTCTACACCAAGGAAAGTCTCAGGTGATATGTTGTACTGCATTATCAAATGAGGATACAGACTGTTCAGGTCAAAGGACATGACCCATTTATACATACCAGGATGGACTTCCTTGACAAATGCACCTTCAACAGCATTTCTGTTTTCAGAATCCTTGCGAGGAGGCACGATAATATTCTGCCGATACAGCACGTCATAGATTTTGTTATCCCACATTTGTACCTGTGTAAAACAGGCATCTGGAATAGACTTCATTGACATGGTCAGAGTCACGGCAGTCTCAATCAGTTTCATCTTTTCTTCCAACTGAACAACCAAGTCTACATCCTGTATGTTGTAGTCAAGGTAGAGTTGGAAATCAGACTTCCACAATGTATGGAGGTTACCGTACTCTTCAAAGGTAAGTTTACCTGTGCCGAGTTCTACATTGGCAATGTGGTCAAGTCGATACGACTCTTGGTTTGTGTATGTAAACTTCTTGTATAGCTCAATGTAGTCAAGTGTGGCAATACCAAGTATGTCCAGGTATTTTTGAG